CGTTTTTACTTTATCAGCGATGATAAGGGCTACCGTATTCATTGTCATAACTGTGGCGCTAGCATGGTGTTCCGTAGTTTTCTTAAGATGAGTAATAATGAGCTGTTTGAGCAGTACAACCGTGAACTTATTCTTGAGAAATACGGTAATGGTGAGAAGCAGACGTTTAACTTTACTCGACCTAAGTTTGCTGCTTCCGGTAGCCCGCTAAATCGACTCAAGCGCATATCACAGCTACCTGTTGATCACCCTGCTAAAATCTACGTAGAGGGTAGACTTATTCCACATAATAAACATTACAAGTTATTCTTTGCTCCTAAGTTTAACGAATGGACTAATAGTATGATTCCTGACAAGCTTAATGCTTCTAAGGATGAATCACGTTTAGTTATTCCGTTTCTTAGTGAAACTAAGGAGATGTTCGGTTATCAGGGTAGAGCACTTAGTGATTCTAAGTTGAGATATATTACTGTTATAATTGATGAGTCTAAACCTAAGATTTATGGTTTAGATACTATCGACTATAATAAGACATTCTATATTGTAGAAGGCCCTATTGACTCACTGTTCCTTGATAATGCTATTGCGATGGCTGGTTCTGATACTAGTATGGATTTTAATTCTAATGCTGTTTTTGTATACGATAACGAACCACGTAACCGAGAAATCGTAAAGAAAATTGAGAAGGTAATCGAAAAAAATTTTTCTGTCGTTATATGGCCCGAATCACTAAAATTCAAGGATATCAATGATATGGCACTTGGTGGTATGTCTCTGCATGACATAATGTCAATCATCAGTGCAAATACATATACTAACCTGCAAGCAAAACTGAAATTCACCCAGTGGAAGAAAGTGTAATGAACACTGCTAAGATCGTCGCTATTACTACTCCTCTTATTGAAGGTATTGGAACAGCAGGTGACTTTATTGCATATGCCGCTAGAGTATCCAACCCTTCTAATCAAATGAACTCTGGAACTTCAGAGAAGCTTCTTAAGTATTGTGCGAGGCATGCACATTGGTCTGTATTTGAGATGTCTAATGTCGTCATGGAAATTGAAACTACGCGGGATATTGCTCGCCAGATTCTACGTCATCGCTCTTTCTCATTTCAAGAATTCTCGCAGCGCTATGCTGACCCCACAAAGGATCTAGGGTTTACTACTCGTGAAGCTAGACTACAAGATAATAAGAATCGCCAGAATAGTATCGAAGTAGAAGATACTATTCTACAGAATGAGTGGTATCGTGCGCAGCAACGGGTATTGTTCGCAGTTGAGCGTGAATATAAGTGGGCTATTGATAATGGTATCGCCAAGGAGCAGGCCCGCGCGGTACTTCCCGAAGGGCTAACTCTTTCCAGAATGTATATGAATGGTAATATGCGTTCTTGGATTCACTACTGCCAACTTCGTATGACTGAAGGTACGCAGAAAGAACATCGCGAGGTTGCTAAAGCGGCTTGGGATCAACTTACATTATACTTTACATTTCTTACTGAAGTAACAAACGTTAATAACTAATTAAAGGGCCAATTATGAATATTCAAGTCGACTGCTCGCGCGATTCTTTGTTTGACGATCTGGGATTGAAGCGACTACGTGAATCTTACATGCGTGAAGATGAACAGTCACCGCAAGATAGGTTTGCTTTTGTATCTAAGGCATTTGGTAGCAATCCAGAACATGCTCAGCGTCTTTATGAGTATGCATCTAAGCATTGGCTCTCATACTCTACTCCTATTCTTTCCTTTGGACGCACAAAGAAGGGACTTCCTATCTCATGCTTTCTTAACTGGATCGACGACTCCGCGGAAGGTCTAGTCGACACTCTTTCTGAAACTAATTGGTTATCGATGCTTGGCGGTGGTGTAGGTATTGGTTTTGGTATTCGATCTGCTGACGATCGTTCTGTTGGCATTATGCCACATCTTAAGATTTACGATGCTTCTTGCTTGGCGTATAAGCAGGGCTCTACGCGTCGTGGTTCTTATGCAACGTATCTAAGCATCGATCATCCAGACATTGAACTCTTTCTAGAAATTCGTAAGCCTACCGGCGATCCTAATATTCGTGCTCAGAATCTGCATCATGGTATCACCATTCCAGATGCTTTCATGCAGATTGTTGAGAGGTGCATGCTAGATCCCAACGCTGACGATTCCTGGGAACTAAAAGATCCTCATACACGCGTTGTACGTAAGGTAGTATCTGCTAAGTTTCTATGGCAGAAGATTATCGAAATTCGCATGCATACCGGTGAACCATATATTCAGTTTATCGATACATGCAACGATAAGATGCCCTACTGGCTTAAGGAAAAAGGACTAAGTATTCGTCAGTCTAATCTATGCTCTGAGATTATCCTTCCTACGGATGAGAAGCGTACTGCTGTTTGCTGCCTATCCTCTGTTAATCTTGAATACTTCGATGATTGGAAAAACGAAAGCATGTTCCTCATCGATATTGCAGAGATGCTCGATAACGTTCTTCAGTACTTTATTAATAACGCACCTGGTACTGTATCACGTGCAGTATACTCTGCTACCCGTGAACGCTCTATCGGTGTAGGCGCATTAGGTTTTCATGCATATCTTCAGAAGAATAATATCGCATTTGAAGACATGGAAGCTGAGATGGCTAACCGTAGAATGTTCAAGCACATAAGGACAAAGTTGAATGAAGCCAACGTTAGACTTGGAAAAGAACGTGGAGAAGCACCCGATGCTGCTGGCACTGGGTTTAGGTTTAGTCATCTTATTGCTATTGCCCCTAATGCTAGTTCTTCTATCATTATGGGTAATACCTCTCCTTCTATTGAGCCTTTTCGCGCTAATGCTTACCGTCAAGACACGCTCTCAGGCGCAGGTCTCAACAAGAACCGATTCCTAGACGCTATCCTACGTGAGCGCTGCGCGATTTTAAAGCTCGATATCGACGAGGCATGGAGTGATATTATGGCCAATGACGGATCTGTACAACATCTTGAATTCCTTGATGAACATACGAAGAGCGTATTCAAGACCGCCATGGAACTCGACCAGCGAGTAATTATTAACCTTGCCGCTGACCGTCAAGAATTTATTGATCAAGGTCAATCTCTAAATCTATTTTTCCTTCCTACCGCAGACGTAAAATATCTACATGCTGTACATTTTCTTGCTTGGAAGAAAGGGTTAAAGACTCTATACTATTGCAGAAGTGAGAAGATCAAGAAGGCCGATAAGGTCTCAAAGCAAATCAAGCGACAAATTATCGAAGAGATCGATATCAAGGCACTTGCAGAAGAAGGCTGCGCAATGTGTGAAGGTTAATAGGTACTGGACCCCTAATAAAAAGAGAGATTAATCAAATGAGTAAGAAGACTGAACTAAAGCTAACTGACGAACGTTCTTATTTTAAGCCGTTTCGTTACCCGTGGGCGTATGAAGCTTGGCTAAGCCATGAGCAGGCACATTGGATGCATACCGAGCTCCCTTTTATTGAAGACGTAAAGGACTGGAATACTAAACTTACCGAGAATGAGAAGTACTTTCTAACTCAGATTCTACGATTCTTTACGCAAGGTGATATTGACGTAGCGGGTGGTTATATTAAGAACTACCTACCGTACTTTCCTCAGCCTGAGATTCGTATGATGCTAGCGGGCTTTGCTGCCCGTGAAGCACTTCATATCGCTGCGTATTCGCATCTCATCGAAACTCTTAATATGCCAGAGACTACCTATCAGGAGTTTCTTGAATATGAGGCGATGAAAGAAAAGCACGAATACTTTGCTGAAATGTCCGCACAAGATGCTGAGAGTGTAGCGCAGCAGATTGCCGCCTTCTCTGCATTTACTGAGGGTATGCAGCTGTTTTCATCGTTTATTATGCTATTGAACTTCCCACGTCATGGTCTCATGAAGTCGATGGGTCAGATTATTACTTGGTCTATCGTCGACGAGACTATGCATTGTGAGAATATGATTAAGCTCTTTCGTACGTTTATTGAAGAGAATAAGCATATTTGGAATGATAAACTTAAGGGTGAGATTTATACTATCGCAACTAAGATGGTAGAGCTTGAGGATAAGTTTATTGACCTCGCATTCTCGTTTGGAGAAATGAGAGATCTTACCGCGGATGATGTAAAGAAGTATATTCGTTATATTTGCGACCGTAGACTTATTGCCATGGGTATGAAGGGTATTTTCAAGGTAAAGAAGAACCCTCTTTTATGGGTCGAGGAAATGTTAAACGCACCTACCCATACAAACTTTTTTGAGAATAAGTCTACAGATTATGCAAAGGGCGCGCTAACCGGCTCCTGGGGTAGTGTTTGGGCTGCATGAAAGAAAAGTTCCTAGATCTCTACATGGAAATAGCAGAGTCGGTTAGTAAGCTGTCCTCTGCTAAGAGATTACAAGTAGGTGCCGTAGTAGTAAAGGATAATAGAGTTATTTCCTTTGGCTACAATGGTACACCTACAGGCTGGGATAATAACTGTGAATTAGTAGATG